TCTATATTATAATATTCTTTTAATGATTGTATTACTTTTGATGTACCCTCTTCAAATATTTTTCCCATAATATATGTTTCATCAGGATGAACATCTGCAATAATAGAATCATGCACCGTATTTATTAATAAACTTTTTACATTTTTTTCTTTCATTAAATTATAAATATTTATACAAGCAAGTGGAACTATATCTGCTGTTGCAAAACCTTGAACAGGATAATTTTTTATTTGTGTTCCATATGTAGATCCACCCCAAGGTGTACGTTCAGCATATGGAAAAGAATATTCTCTACCAGTAGGTAATTTAACTCTTTTAAATCTTATTGCTTCACTTTGCAATTTCTCATGCCAAGTTTTTATATCTTTATATTTTTCTAAAAATTTAGTATAATATCTTTTCTCATCTTCTGTACCTGTTACGCCACCATACAAAGGTTTAAATGTATGTGCCTTTGCATCTTGTCTAGATACACCTATGATATCTGCAGTGTATTGGTGTACATCTATTTTATTTTTTATATCTTCCATACCTTGTTTATCTTGTGCTAAGTATACTGCTGTTCTAAATTCTAATTGTGCAAAGTCTACTTCTAATATCATACCATCTTTAAATCTAGATGTAACAACTTTACGAATGGGAAAAGTTTTACCTCTTGGTTGATTTTGAAAATTAGGATCCCTGCTAGATAATCTACCAGTAGCAGTAATAGCTTGCATAAATTTAGGATGTAAAAAACCTTTTTCATTTGTAAAGTTTTTTAATCCTTCAACAAATGTATTTAAATAAGTATCAACTGCATTGTGTCTTACGATAGCATCTATAAAAGTTTTAAACTCACCCTCTGCTTCACCTGCTATTTTACTTAAAGTTATTCTATCAGTTCTAAATCCAGCCTCTGCTATATCATATACACTTCTAGGTCTCTGTTGAAATCCTGCAACTCTCCCCATACTAGAATAGGTATAACCTTCACCATCACAAACATCACATTTAGTATAATTTTTATATGGGCTACCATCTTTTTTTATTTTTTTTATAACTCCTTTACCATTACAATTTCTACATTGTTCAGCAGTTGTTTTATATATTGCTTCACTATTTTCACTAACCAAGTTTCTAAATTGAACTCTAGAAAAATTTGGTCTTCTTTTACTTTTACCTGTGCTTTTATCTATACCCACATTAAATATTTTTGCCCAATGTTTTTTATCTTTTGGTTTTTTACTATATATTAACCATGATAATTGTTCAGGACTTGATAAATTTATTTTTGTATCACCCATTTGTTTATACACAATCTTATCTATTTTTTGTTTAAGATAAGCAAACTCTGCTCTATATTCTTTTTCTACTTTAGATAGATCCTCTAGATTAATATTAATACCATTTCTTTCCATATCGGATAACACAACTAAAAATTCATTCATCATTTTTGCTGTCATTAATAAATCTTTATTTTTAGGTAACTTAAAATCAGACATGTGTGAGTGAAATAAATCTCTTGTTATTTCTACATCCATTCTACCATATTCTTCTACAACATCAGATGGTATATTTTGAAAAGGTATACCCCTATCTGTAAATTCTTTTATTCTATTATCTTTAGATCCAATTTTTCTTCTTCTACAAGACATTTCTAAAGTTAAACTTTTTCTTATACCTCTATTTAATATATACTCTCCCAACATAGTATCATATACCCTACCAGTATATTTAAATCCAGCTTCAAGCAACCACATTAAATCAAATTTGATATTATGTCCTACTAATAATGTGGTCTTATCTAATATAGATTGTATATTATGATAACAACCCTTGTCTATTCTTTCAGAATGATTAGTAAAATAATACTCATCGTTTATACCAACACTAACTAATATATTATCAGGATGAAAAGGTGATGGGTCATACCCACCTGTGCTAGTTTTTTGCCAAGATGTTTCTACATCTACTACACTAATCATACTTCGTACCTACTTATGCTTCTTCTAATTGTACACGATGGTTCTCCATGATATCCATTTATTTTATTTTTACTTATACATAATGTTCTTATTTTGTTTTCTGCATCAGAGTTAGAGTTTCTGCCTATACCTATAATAATATCTGCTTCTGCAGCTTTACCTGTTTTAGAGTTTTCCATCATATCAAATGATATACTATTTCTATTATGTGCATCTGCTGATGCTTGTGATATAGCAATCACAGCACAGTCTCTTCTCTTTGCTATTTCTCTCACACTTGTATATATTTGTCTTAACTTTTCATCTGTTCTTGCAAATGTACCTGTTACATTTATTTTATCTAGCTGGTCAATAACTATTATATCAGGTTTATGTTTCTCACAATGTGCATCTATATCTCCCATAGACCAATCGACCGTATCAAACATAGCTATATTATTTTTTATTTCACTCCAAGCATTCTGTGCTATATCTTTATCTTGTATTATTTCTTCTCTAGTCATACCAGTATAACAAGATATGGCTCTCATCTGTGTTCTTATAGCAGGTTCTTCATTTATAAATGCATGTACCTTTGCACCTTGTTCTGCAAATCCTTCAGGTCCTGCACATAGGCTAACCCAAAAAGCTGTCTTACCTGTTTCGGGTCTAGCAAATGCAATCATCAGATTACCACCACCAATACCACCTACATTTTCTTTTAACACAGGTATATTAAACTTCCATTTAGTAGTTACATCAAGTAGTCCTAATACTTCTTTTACATCACTTGTAACAGCAGGTGTCTTTTCTTCATCACCTTGTTTATGATTCTCTATCATGCCTGTTATCTCATTAAAGTTTGCGTCTTTACCGTTAAATATTTCTGTAGCCTCAACTGCTATTCTTTGTGCTAAGTCCCTATCAGATAATATACGCATTATATCTTTAGCTATTTCTTTATTAGGTTCTTGTATTTCTTTTATATCTTCTACTAACTCACTAAACTTTTCTTTTGCAGCACGGGTAAGTGCTGGATTAAATATAGCAGTATGTAAAGAATATAATTCATCAACACTTATATCATTTGAATATTTTTCATGTGCTTTTTGTATTGTTTCAAACAAAGAACTTATATCTCCAGTAAATATTGTTGGAGATATAGTACCTTTGTATTTTGTATAAAATGCTTTTCCAAGCATTAGTCTAATCATCTGTTTTTCTATCATCTAACTCCTTTAATAATATTTGATCTATTGTTTCTGCTATAGCTTGATCTCTCTGATTCCAAGTTGTTTTGTTTGATTCCCAAACATCATACTTCCACTCGTTCCATTTATCAAGAACTTCTTTTTTCATTTTATCATTCATAAAACATCTCCTTTATCTGATCTGTATTAAAGTATTTAAGATCGTCCTCTAATGGTTTAACTATTACATTATCAAAACCTGATGATCTTAAATCTTTTGCCATGTCATATGCTTTATTTGTAGCATCTCTATCTAAACATATAAATAAATTTTTATATGGTTTCAAATGTTTTTTATGTTCTTCTTTTAATTTTGTTCCCATAATCGATATACCTGTTAATACATTGGATACAGCACAAGCTGATGGACAATCCTCTACAATAACTGCATCGTCACAATCCCCACACTTAAATGGTACATCTTTGTTACCATACATAAACCATTTGGGATATACATTTTTATTTAAACCTCTGCCAACTGCACCTACTATTTTATCTGTATGTCTATCTCTAATTAAAAAAACAACTCTATCTTGTTTAACATCATATTTAATATCTGACCTATTCCAAGCCCATGCCTCCCAGCAATTATTTTTATGTAGATACATCTGTGCATTTTTATTTGTAGATACTATTTTAAAACTATCAGGTAACTCAAACTCATCTGATATAAAAATTTCATTTTTTTTAGAAAATAAATCTAAAGTTTTTTTTACATAATCCATATTTTTTTCTCCTTGCTTTTTTCCTTTTGCCTTACAAGACGCATGAAAACAATACCATCTAATATTGTTTTCTGTAGTATCTATGGATAATGTATTTTTATTTTTGCAGAATGGGCAGTCCACTCTCATCAATGTATCGGGTGGTACAAAAAGTCCCTCAATAATATTTAGTTGTTGTTTATAATTCAAGATAGTTCCTCATATGTAATTCTAACTCTTGATTTATCATAGAAAGAATCCTTTACAAAATTTAAAGTTCTAGGTGCTGCTACACATAAATGTATTACTTCATCATTTATTCTATCTGCGTCTACTAATCCTGCTAAAGATAATGTTATGCCACCTTGATAACCATATCCAAATACTCGTATCTTATATTTTTTTGACTCTGTCATTATTTTCTCCTTACCACACTTTTGTTTATTTGTCAAGCGATTTAATATATTTTTTCAATTCCTTATCTTGCACATTATCAGGTATATTATTTTTATAAAATATCTCATAGCTATCACTTCCATATTTACCTATACCAAATAATTTTGTAGCATCATTTCCATCCCAGCCAAGATAATCTTCAGACATTCTATGTATTCTATTTGCTCTTACATTTTTCATACCTAAATCTTTTAGCATCTCTGCGATAGTTTCTTTATCAGATTCTAATAATTTTTCTGCAGTTGGAAATTTTTTAAAAAAAGAAGGAAGTAATTCTTTTACTTTTTTTCTACCAGTTTGATTTAGACATATTACACCAACCATATGTTGCCAAGAGTTTTCTACCTGCTCCTGTACCATAAGTTCATCTATCATTTTCCCACTCCCTTTGTTATGATTTGTTTTACTATTGTTGTCCAAGGATTCATCTCTTTTTTATTAGCACTACAAGCCGTAAGTAAAATAAAAATTATAATAATATATTTCATTGTTCTTCTATTTCAAAATTAACACATGTCATTCCACTTGTTGGGTGACTAGATTCAGTCCATTTAAAAGGACAAGTGTCTAACCACTCATGAAATTTTTCGTATCTTTTTTCTATTTCATCATCTATATCTATTTCTTTTTTCATTTGTTCTCCTTATTTGGTTTTTGCATTTTAAAACAATCTTCTAGTTTATTTTTATGACCTAAACTATCTATAAATTGTTCACATTTTTTTACATAATTTTTTGATAAATCTTTTTTATCATACAAAAAATAATTTAATAAACTATTATGATTACTTCTTACTGTCATTAATGCTCCTTATAGCTTACTTGTTTAATTGAACGACTCCAGCAGGCACGACAACTACCACACTCACCATTTTGTTTTGGTGCAGGGCATTTCCAACCAACTGCAGGTTTATCTTTGTGTACGCCTGATGTCCACTTCCAAAACTTTGGTGGTGGACTATCTACTTTAATTGCAGATACACGCAAACATAAATTCTTTGGTACATCTTTTTCTTTGATGTCTTTTATAAATTGATATTCTCTTGTAGCTAACCAGTATTTTATATGCTTTGTAAGTTCACATACCTCAAATATTTTCATAAGATGTGAGTAAGATTGTAAATCTCCTGAATCAAACCACCTGTGATAAAGCCTTGATTCATCTAGGTTTTTGTACTTTAGAGTTAATAGTTCTGCCATATAATCCACCCACTCGGGCATTTCTATTGCCTTTCGTCTTATCTCGTGAGCATCAAAAACATTTTTAAATGCATAGTGTCCTTTAAGTGCATAACATTTATTGCAGATAGTTCCTTTTATCTTTGCTAACTTACTACCAGTAATACATTTCTTTGCTGATATACCCCATGCATACGAGGGCATTTTACTGGGATTAGATAGTGTGCCTATCTTTTTTTCTATATCTTTTATTTTCATAGTGTGTATACTAGCACAAAAACTTTGGTGTGTCAACTCCAGTATACTTTGCAAACCTTTTCTTTTCACCAATATAATATTGTTTGTATGCAGTAATATAATCTTTGTGTTTGTATTGGTCGGGCATACATTGTGGTGGTGTTGTAAATTCTGTCTTCCAAGTGTGCCACATTTTATGTTTGCCGTGTAATAAATTTGATATCTTAATTGTCTTATGTACTTTTTTATATCTTAATGTGTATTGATATAACAACTGGTCTAGTAATTGTATAGTCCAAAAAAAATTATCACCACTATCTCCAACCCAAATAGTCATAGGGTGTTTTGGAAATGCTGTCTTATATAAATCATTATCACATTCCCAATCTCCAAAGTTTCTACGATATGCAGTTGATAACATCTGTGCAGTTTCTAATATCATTTTTACCACGTGTTTATCACAATGATATTTAGCACATATCTTTGGGTCTTTATGTAAATGAAATATGTTCATGCGTCTATGTGTCCTTTCTTTTTATATATTTAGTCTTTGACATATTTAAAAAAATATGTTATAGTATCCTGCACTTCGGGGGCAGGTAGTATATACTATACCTTGAAATCTTCCCCGTTGTTCATTGATAACCAAGTGTGTACGTTTGCACCAA